TCCACGCAGGCTTCAGCCATCATCGGATGCACAACCTTGGAGGCTCCAAGGAATTGAGCGCCACCGGGGGCGTCATCACCCATACCCGTGCGACGCAAACCCTCTTCGTACTGTTTGTCCCGCTTCTGACGCGCCTCTCGGTCGTTGTCAATCAGGTCGAGGTAGCGCATCCCCATCTTCTCAAGGTCGTAGATGTCGATGACCTCTTCAGCCAAGTTTTGATAGAAGTCTTCGTCGTCCATCGGGCCTTTGAAGTTGCCCATGTTTACCACGGCAGAACCGTCTGGCAGTTCCTCGACCTCTGGCTCCTCACCCGGCATCAAATCGACCTCCGCGCTACCATCCTCATTCATCTTCAAGCCGTCAATGAAGCGGTCAAAGTCTGGGTCAATCGGCATCTGTGTAGCCATATCTTTTCCTTATGCTGGTTTGCGACGCAATGTCGGCTTTGTGTTAAACAGACTCTTTGCGGCCTCTGCCGCCTTTGTCATGCCTTTGCCTGCGCCCATTGCGCCCTTTATCATCCCCGTTGGCGAAAACAAACTGAGCGCTGTCTCAGTCATTGGCCTGTCTTCGCCACTGGTGACGTTGTACTTGTCCATCAAATCCTTGATGTGTTCTGACCCACCAAACGGCTTGTCGCTTGATAACCGAATCGGTTTGCCAGTCGCTTTCGTTCCGATATAGTCAACGCCAGCCAAAGCCATATTGCCAAGGTCAACAGGCAGTCCGATGAGCGGGGCCACGATGCCACGGTTGGCAATGTCAGTTGCGGCGCGGGGCTTTTTGTAGGAGTCGTACTCTTCAATTGCCTGCTCTTTTGCCATCTTGGCAAGCAACTCAGCCATCAGTCCAGCCTTGGTTGGGGGCGCGTCGCCCATGCCTTCGGTGACGTCGCTTGCCGCAATGCCGCCACCGTCAAAATGCTTTGGGCGGCGTAGGCTTGTCCTTTTCAAAGTAATGCCGCCGCGTGCGTACTCAAAGTCTTCCATCTTGCCATACTTAGGGTTTTTACCCAATACCAGTGGGCCAATCTGAATTACCTCTTCAGCGTTGGTAATTGGCTCCATCGTGTGACGGTCGTAAAAATAGGAGTGGCGTTCTGGGTCAATGCCAATCTGCCTCCACTCTGGGTGGTTCAGATACTCTTGGGCTTTGGCTACTGCCTCTTCCTCGCTCATAGGGTTCCAATCACCAACCACGCGAGCATAGGGTTGCTTCTCGCCCCCTAAAGCAATCTTCTTGGACTGCGCTTGACTGATGCCGAGGTCAGCGTTCTTGACGCTGGCGACCGGGCCGTAGGCAACCTTCTTGGCCTTTTGGTCGTGAATAGAGTTCACCCACACGCCCTTGTTGGTGTATGCGGGAATGTCAAGACGAAGGCCGACCTTGGTTCCCGGCTCGTACTCGGACTGCATACCGTAACGCGACTTGGCGGTATCACCACGCAATGCGCCAATCGCCTCTTCCTTCGACGCAGGCTTTGGCACAAAAGCATAGGGCGTTACAGGCTTGTACATCTTCACAACGTCGTTGTACTGCGACTTGGTTATTTCGCCACGCATTAACTGTTCAAGGGCATCCGCCACTTCAGGCACACGCTTAGTCACATCCTTGTAGGACATACTGAGTCGGTCAACCTTTGGCACTACCTTCTCGGCCTCCATTGCCGCATCAGCGGCCTTTTCAGCCTTTTCAAAAGCGCCAAACAGTTTGGATACACCACCACCGCCCGCCATGTGCTTGGGCTTGCGTAGGCTGGTGCGCGTCAACGTGATGCCGCCCGTGGCCTTGCTGATTGCCATCTTGCGATGGAAGCGCTCGACCGAGTGAGGGTCGTCCCAGTGGTTGCCGTCGGTCTTGTTGACTGCGCCACCCTTCTTACGCAGGAAACCTTCGCCAGTGACAAGGTCGTTCATCACCTTCTTGGGTGACTGGCCTGTCTGCTCGGCGGTGCGGCGGATAAGCCGCTCAAGGTTGTCCACATAGTTTTCTGGCTTGGTCTTGAGGGCGGTCACATCAGCGGAGCCATACCAGCCAAGTGCCTGCGCCTCTGCGGGGTCAACATCATGCCGCTTTGCGCCGCGTTGCCATAAGTCCTCGAAGCCTGCGTACTCGGAGCCAGAGGGCGCGGCCTCCCAGAACCCGGGGCGCTGTTTCGCCTCACGCATGGTCATCTCGCCAGTGTCAAACATTTCGCGAGGCTTGTACGAGTTGATGATGTTGCCCTCCTCATCCTTTTCCACCAACTTCGACGTCAGCCAGCGCGGGTCACCACGCTCGATGATGGGGCCACGCACCGCATTGACGTCTACCGTCACGGGTTTGAGGTTGCCAAGCAGGTTCTCGTAGAACGTGCCAAGTTTTTTGTTTGGGGGAAGAGCGCCAGCAATGTCGCCTTGCCCAATCATCACGGCGCGGTTAAAGATGTCGCCTTGGGCCAGTGAGCCATAGCCTGTGGGCAACTCCACCAGTGTGCGGCCTTCAGCCAGCGACGGGTCGGTCTTGAGCGCCTTCTTGAGTTTGTTGGTCAGCAGGAGCGAGTTCTCAGGCAGTTGGCCTGTCTCACTCAGGTGGTACAGGTACGAACCCATCTGGTTCTGCTTGTCCACTGGGTTGCGCTGGCTGGCGCTTGCCAACTGGGCCATCAGCGACTCGAACTGCTCTGGCGTTCGGCCTGCATCCATTGCCACTTGGCGCAAAGGCTCTGTGCCGTACCACTCGGTCATGTTCAGTTCTTTGCCCTTGTTGATGAGTTTGTCCACCTTCTTGCGGGCGGTCGGGCTGTCGAGCAGGTCTTGCATCCGCTCGGTGTATTTGGGTGAGACACCAGCCGCACGGGCGGCGTCCACCTTGGGCATACGGGGCAGGTCTTTCTGCTCGCGTGGCGTGTACATCCCTTGGTCGCGGGGCATGAGAGGCAACCCAGTCCCGCTGGGTGTCGTCATTGGGGCTTGCTTGGCCTCCAGTATCTTGTTGAGGCCACCCTTGGTAGTCCCCTCAAGTTTCTGGGCCTCAAGAATCTCGTCGGCCTGCTTTGATGCCTTTGCCAACGCGCCCATCACCTTTTCGCCTGCGCCTAATTTTCCGCCGCCTCCAGCCATATGGATACCTCCGCCTTTTCGTTTCTTGTCGCCCTGAATCAAAGTCAAATCTGGTTTGGGCGCATTCTGTTTGTTGTAGGCACGCAAGAACTGCGCGTATGAATCGTCAGCCATAAACTTGGAGAACTCAGGGACAATGTTCTCAGGGTCAGGGCGACCATAACCTTCAATCATTGCCTTGCGCTTACCAAGGTCGTCACCCTGCTGGTATGCGTGAGGCATATCTTGCATGAATTCTTTGGCGCTTCCCCAAGTCATGTCGCCGTCAGTAATACGACCGTCAGGCATCTCCTTAAAGGTGTAGCCGTCAGAGGTTTTGAAAACTCGATTAGAAGGCAATCGAGCCTCCGCTTTTGCTATTGCGCTGGTCAAGCCTTTGCCAAGTTTCTTGAAGTCTGCCATCGTTTACACCGTATAAGGGTTGACCCGCTTCGGGCGGGAATATTCGTAGTCATCATCGTCATCATAACGAGGCTCTGGGTTAATGTCGAGGAAACCCATGTCCTTCAATAACCGAATCGCTTGTGTGGCTGAGTCCACATAGTCGTCATGCGCGGCATCAGGGAAGGCGCATATCTGGGACAGGAAGCCCTCCGCCCAATCCTTGACGTAGCCCTTATGCAGGGACGACTCAGGAAGCCAGACGCGCCCAGTGGCAAAGATGGAGGCGGTAATCTGCAATCTGGTCATCTTGTCCGCACCGCCCGGGTTCCACGCACGCACAGGCAGGTGCATCGCCTGCAACTCCTGCACCAGCGACAGACCTGACGCCTTCGCCTCGATGAGGATGAGGTCAGGGCGCTTGGCGTCCTTGCCTTCGCCATAGGACACGCGCCACTCGTCTAGCACCTTGGGCTTGAGTTTGGGGAAGGTCAGATGCTCTGCCCAGCAGTCAAGGAGCAGGACGGACATCGGGCCATCCATAGGCTTGAACACGCCCCACGTTGTCATGGCGGTCGGGTCGTTGTAGGTCTTGTCCGTGTAGGCAGAGTCGTAGGACTGCACAATGAACTCGAACTTAGGGAACGGGCGGTCATGCGGGAACATCTTGAACATGGAGCGGCTGACCACCTTGCCATCTTCGAGGTCGATGATTTTGCCCAGCACTTCCTGCTCGTACAGTTTGGAGCCTTTGTACTGCTCCAACTGGTTGCGGAAGGTCGAGGCAAGGTTGGCTTCGTTCTCGTAGGTGCTGGCGCGGTCGATGATGACATCCTCACCCTCGCGCCCAATCAGGTCGAGTATCAAGTCCTTGGGGCGCGGTGTTGTCGTCACAATGACGCGGGGCTGTTCACCCAAACGCAGGCCCATCATCATCATGTCCCACGCCTCGCCCTCCTTGAGGTATTGGAATGCCGCCAACTCATCACACCACGCGAAGTGAAACTGCGGGCCACGCAGGCGCTCATACGAGTCAGCGCTGATGCCCCTGATGATGGAGCCATTGCTTAGTTTGATTTGGTGGTCTTGCTTGTTGTAGTCGGTCACCAATTCCTGCGGAATGCAGGCAAGGAGGCCAGACTGCCCCTCGAAGCAGGTGAACTTGATGTCGTTCGATGTGGGCGCGAGAACGAGACAGCGGCTCTCTGGATTTGTCCATGCCCACCACCACAAAGCCTCGGCGGCGGAGCGGGTCTTGCCTGCGCCGCGCCCTGCGAGCATCATCCAGACCGTGTAGTCCTGCTCAAGCGGAGGCGGTATTTGATACTTGTGGGCGCTTGCCACCCAAGCGGCGTGGGCAATCTTGGCAATGCGGTCGTGCAAAGGGTAAGACTCGAACTCGGCCTTCGTTTCTGGGTCTTCCAGAATCTCAGCCAGCACGCTTGGTCATCTCCATGTTGCGGATGATGTCAAGGAACTTATCTGCGCTGGCATCCTCTGTCTTGATAGCGGCTCCACCTTCCACGCCTTCCACAGCCATACGGTCGCCGTACTTCTTGGGCTTGAGTTTGGCGGCTGTCCACTTTCGGGCTTCCATCCTCTGCTTCTGCCACGCAAGGTAGGTGATGTCCAGCGTGGTACGCCCCTTCTCATCGGTGTACTCAGGCGGCATCTCGTCAGCAATGGCGATGATTTCGTCGGCGTTGGTGTCAGCCTGCTCTTCGCGGGCGCGTGCGTACATCTCGCAGAAGACGGGGAAGCGAATCAACCATCGGTAAATCGTCGCGCAGTGAGGGAGGTGTTCGCTACTACAGATTGAGACAAGTGACTCACCGTGAGCGAGTCTCCAACACACCTCTTCTGCTATCTCTTCTGTGTACTCTACTGGTCTATGAGCAGGTCTTGGTATTTGCGGGGCTACAGGCGTTTTTGCGGGCGTGGTGCTACCTTGGGCTTGCTTTGTAGCCTTTGGCGTCTTGACGGGCCGTTTGATGGCCTTCTTGATGGTTTCTGGCATAACCCGTAATCCCTATGAGTGAACGAATGTCGTCAGTGTAAACGATTCGCTTTCGGGACGCCATAGTGTTGGCTCCGAGTCACCTTCCCTCGGATGCTTTGTCCCGAATTGCACGGGCTTGTCCTACTTCACTACGAATAATTACAGAACTCCGAAGCCTTGATTTTACTACATTTCAGCACAAATGAGAAGACCCGCTTGTGACGGGTCTCCTGTGTTGGTCTAGGGACACAACCCCTTTAATAACCGAGTCGGTTCTGAAACGCTATCTGTTCGCTATACAGTCGCTTTCACATGAAGCGAAGTATACCTACGTCGATATGCGCCTGCAAGCCTTCTCCAGTTCACGCCACTCTGGCTGGCCTGCGGGAATGTACTTGAGGGTCTCGCAGGTGGGCGCAGGCGGTATCTCCTTGGCTGGGTGGCCCCACTTCACAGCGTAGGCCAGCAATACCATGATTGCCATCAACACAGCAAAGTCGTAAGCCACTTTCATTCTGCGTCCTCCCACGAAGACTCGTCGTCATCTTCTGGCTCGGTCTCGATGGCGGTGTGTGCCGCCTCCCAGTCCCGTTGAATCTGACGGCGGCGCTCCTCCTCCGCCAACTGCTCTGGTGTCAGAGACTTGAATTGCTTGAGCAACTCAGCCTCCATCTCGTTCATGAGGTCGCCCATGTTGGTCATTTTGCTTCCTCCACAGTCACGCGGTACTTCTTGCCAAAGCGGTCTTCGACCATGATGGTCTTCTTGGTGCTGGCAAAGGCGCCAGTCTCGGTCAGGTCGTACTGTGGGCGGCTGACGCTGGCAAGCAGGCGCTCGGTGTCATTGGCCTTCAGGTTACCCACGATGGTGTGAGCGATGTAGTCGCAGTAGGCAACGTAGGACTTTGGCAGGTTGTCAAAGAACTGGTTGACGATGGTGTTCATGGTATCAAAGTGTGTCATATCGATTCGCTTTCGGTTGGTTAAGGATTTGGTTAGGCGGCTTGCAATTCGCGGCTGGTCAACTGACGGATGATTTGCACAAGGTGGCTCTTTGTTGGCTCAACGCATGGAGCGGCAACGTAACGACCTGTGAAGTTGCCACCAGACCAACGAGTGTCTTCCTCAAAAACAAAGTCGTCATAGCCGAGGGCATTACGCACAGCCAAGGCGTTGGTGTTGAATTGCTTGGCAATGTCAGCAACAAACAGGTGAGTGTTTGTTTCGATGTACTGGCTGACAACGTATGCGCGGATGGCTTCGTTGCGTTGTGTGTTTGCTGTGTTCATTTCGCTGTTCCTTCTGTGTTACCTGCTTATTGCAGTGACTCTAGTATAACCCCAAATTAAACAATGCAACAATTATTTTAAAAATATTTTGTAGGTACTTTCCCTAGTCCGCAAAATGTTCGGCAATTTCGGACTCAATGCGGCTGGAATCCTTATCGGACAGTTTGCGCTCCAGCCAAGGGGCAGGGCGACCACGGCGGTCGCACACGGTGAACTCAGCCTCGGTGTAGCCGTGGTAGTCCCAGTCGCTGGCGGCGTGGTACGAGTAGGAGCCACGCACGCTCTCGAAGTGGGTTACGCCAATGATGCAGGGGATGCCTGCAACGCGGGATTCAATTTCTGCGATGTATGCCATTTCAGTTCCCCTTTGCTTTACGCCTTGGCCCAGTACCCGTAGACCATCTTGTGGGTGCAATCCCAGATGTCGTTTGCCACACCGTCAATCACCGCCACAAAGTGGTGGGCCTGCTTGGCAATCACCACGCCCGTGAGGTCACTGCAACGGGCCTTGCGACCGTCGAACTTGGGAGCCTGCATCCATATCCAGCCGTGACGCTTCAGCACCTCGGTGTAGACGTCCTTCATGATGCCGTTACGAGCAGACTTTGCGCGACCGTTGTCTGCGTTGGCTTGAGCCAGTTCTTTGTAGACCGATGCGTAGTCAAGAGCCAAGGCAATTGCCATTGCGCGTGCGCCACAGTCACCTGCCGTGCCTTTGAAGCCTGCGGCCTTGCGGCCCCCATCGTTGTATTGATATTTCATTTCGCTTTCCTTCGCTGTTGTAGCACCGAGAAGTTCAGTGCATGGTGTAATTATAACTTAAACGAAGGGGGCGTCAACCCCCTCGTCAAAATATTTTTATTAGGACTTACCCTTAGAAGCCATAGTTCTCTGCGCAGACGGGGCCAATGCCACGGGCAACGCTGTCGCTGTCGGTTAATTGACGACCACAGACCGAGCAGGAGCCGAATTTCATGCCGTAGGCTACTGCGGCCTGCTTGGGGTCGCTGGCGACCGCTGTGATGCGTTCTGCGGCCTCTGCGGTGCAGTCGCGTGAGGTGAACAGGCGACCGCCCATGACCTTGCCCAAATACACGCCGTCACCCTTGGACTTGATGTAGATTGCGCCAGCATTCTTGCTGTTCTCGCCAGCAGGGCTGAACACAAATGTGTCGAGGCGCAACTTGGGGAACTTCACGCCAGACTCTTTAGCGTTGTTGAATGCAACCTCGATGGCCTCCACGCTCACCACAGGGGCTGTCTCGGCGCGTGCGGCCTGCTCAACAGCGCGAGCGGCTTTGCGCTCTGCGTCCTTGACTGTCAGGCGCTGAACAGTCTCCATCTGCTTCTCAGTAAGGTGACCGTACTTGTTCAGGGCGTCGAGCATAGAGCGAGCAAACTCGAATGTGCCTGCGCTGTTTTCCATCCATGCGGCTTCTGCTGGGTTAGCCTCTTTCCACTCAGCGGCTTTGGTGGCTTGTGCATCAGCCTTGGCAACTGCACGGCGCTCTGCGTTTGCCTTGGCCTTGGCGCGGGTAGCAGGCGAGGTCTTGAAAGACAACTTGCCCTTGCCCTTGCAGGCAAAGCACTCACCAGAGCGCACGTTGATGTAGCCAAAGGTGAAGCGACCAGTGCCTTTGCACTTAGGGCAAGCCTGCTCGAAGTAAGTCACCTCGTTGGAAGCGGCCTTGGCTGGTGCGCCAAAGTCCAAGTCGTCTTCCATGTCGCTGAAGGGGTTAGATGCTGTGTTCATAATTCGCTCCTAATTCGCTGTTACCTGCTCATTGCAGTGCTGTTAGTATAACGCAAAATTAAACGAGTCAACAACTATTTTAAAAATATTTCTAAGTGGTTTCCCTAAGTTCCAAAAGTTTTTTTACCAACTGATTTTCCATATAACGGATGTGCCGTTCTATCATTTCTTTTTCACGTTGGGCTTCATGCCACTTCTTCAACGCCTTCGCTTCTTGTTCTTCTAAACGCTTTTTGCGTGGGCAAAACTCCATCAAGGTGCGCAGAACATCCGAACGGGACGGATGTTTTAGTTTGCGGATAGCCTTGGCTTCAATCTGGCGTATACGCTCCTTTGTTACGCCAAACACCATGCCAGTTTCATCAAGGGTGTAATCAGCCCAAAAACGACACCAAAGCAGTTTTTGTTCTCGGTTAGTAAGTGTCTCCAAAACGGCAGGAAATAATCGCTCTAAATCAATTCTGGCGTCCCTATCGTCGCTTATATGCATCATCCAACTTGGCAAACGCTCAAACACTTCCTGCTCTAACTCATGGTCACGACTACGCCAGAGTTTTCCCACCTCTGGATGAAAGTCCGCCAGACGGCCTTCAGGGGTTATTCGACGGGTCATCTGGCTTATCTTCCATTTTGAGGTGAGACAGCAGGCGGTACAACACCTCAGTCTTAATTCTGCGAGTCATGGCGTCGTGACTGGCCTGCGGCTGGCGCTCCTGTTCAGCAAACCGCTCAAGTTCAGTTAAAACATAAGCATAGCCCGCGTCAAAGCCCTTGATGTAGTCAGACATAACCGCCTCCGCTTGTGGTCGTTTGCAATCTTTGTGCGCCTGCATAAAGGCGTCGAACTCACACAAAATGCTGTCAATTGGCGCAGGCATCTTGACAGCCTGCGTGAAGCCACAGTGCTGGCACTCCATGCGCTGGGTTTTGCTGTTGTGGACGATGTGGTCGGTGTTCATGCTGTCTCCCTTGCCTCTTTGCGACCGCGCTCGACAAAGTAGCGTGCGTCGGTCTGGTCGTTGATTTGTTCGTCTTGAAGCATCTTGCGGATGCCTTCTGCTACTGCGCGGGCCTTGTCAGCGCTGGCGGCCTTCTCGTATTTGTAGCCTGCGTTGATGTAGTCTGCTTGTGCGTGTTTCATGTTGGCCCTTTACCAGTTTGCGTATTTTTTGAAAGCCTTGGTGTACTCGGCTCTGTTCTTGAATGGCCCATTCTTGATGCAATAATGCAAAAACGCTTTGTCCATGAAGTAGCCCTGCGCCTTTTCATCATTGGACTTACCCAACTCTTTGTAGGTCTCGCCGTTGTAGTAGTCGCGCAAAACAAATTTGACCTTGGGCCACACAAAATTGCCGTCGTCATACTCCAACACGTTTTGGCCCCCAACGCGCCCGTAACCGTCATAGGAGCCTTCAAACTTGCGACCGTCAGGCATGAGCGCCACTACAAGGTTTAAATGTGGAATACCAAGCGCATCTACCACCACGGGCAAATTGGTCTTGGCACAACACTTTGAAAAATATCCCATCGCTTTCTCCTTCGCTGTTGAAGCCCCCGAAGGGGCTGGTTG